CTGTAATCTGTCCACTTGATTTGAGGATTAGATTATCATTAACTGAATTAATTTGAGTACTTGCTACTTCAAATCCAGCGATTGTTCCACCACTAAATAATACATTTGAGCCTGTAATTTGCCCACTATCCTTTAATATAAGATTATTATTTGATGATGATATGGTTGCGGTGTTTATACTAAACCCACCAATTGTTCCACCACTAAATAATACAGTTGAACCTGTTATCTGGCCACTATCCTTTAATATAAGATTATTATTTGATGATGATATGGTTGCGGTGTTTATACTAAACCCACCAATTGTTCCACCCGTCGCAGTTATATTGTCAGTTACTATATCACCATTTATATTTGCAGAAGAAGCAGTGATTTGTCCATTTGATTTTAATATGAGATTATCGTTTGTTGAATTTATTTGTGTTGAAGTTAATTCAAATCCACCAATTGTTCCACCCGTCGCAGTTATATTGTCAGTTACTATATCACCATTTATATTTGCGGATGATGCTGTAATTTGCCCATTTGATTTTAATATGAGATTATTATTTGCTGAATTGATTTGTGTTGTACTTACTTCAAATCCCCCAATAGATGCTGATACGAATCTAGCGAATCCACCTGAATCAATTGATGCGGATGCGTTTAATCGTGTCGATTGTACACCACCAATTGTTGCTGGTGTAAATATTTCATTTGCAGATAATGCTGCGTTTATTACTGTACCGGCGCCAATTACTAATGAATTGTTTTTTGGGTCTAAGTGAAATAACGATGAACTGATTTCTATATTACTATCAGAACCACTAATGAATTGACTTGCAGTTGTACCAATAAAGAATTTATCAGTTTTAACATCTAATAACCCACCACCATCTGTTGTAAATATAAAGTGTCTATCGTCATTATCACCAATCATCTGCATACCAACACCATGTAGTACGTCTTCTCCGATTAGCATATTACCAGAACCACTATAGATTATAAATCCACCCGGGCCTTTTCCTAATGATGCTGATGTTTGTCCATCGAATCCAACCGAACGTATAAATCCAGATGATAATCCACCCATTTGAATTCCAGTACCAAGTGCATTGGAAATAAACATAGAACCACTTATAAGGTTTTTATCACCTCCTATATATGAGTTACCACCTTCGAATGTAAATGGCCTTAATTTGGTTTGAGTTCTTGATATTTCACCGATTGAGTTTAGATATTGAAATTTTAATATTTTAGGGTCGTTTAAGTGTTCAGATGGGATTGGTACTTTAATTGCCACCGATGAACTAAATGGTACTGTTACTTCGTTTAGTAATTCGAACTCACCCGGCAGCCCATCTGATTTAATTAATACTTTTATTTTATCAACTACACCGGTGATTGGTTCTAATCCACTAAATGTAACATTTGCAAATGAACGTTGATTTTCAGTATTAGTCCTTGATTCTTCTTGGAAATATGATACAGAGTAATTAGCTGAATCTATTTGATTAAATGTATGTATTAATTCATCTCTATCTGTAAACGTAGTTGTGAACGGTGTATCTAAGATAACCGTATTTGTATCTATTATAGATTTAATTGATGAAGTATATGATGTTATATTTAATGGGTTATCATATTTAGATATCGGTAGTGCTGGTTCTACAAAGGTATCTAAAAATATATTATTACCAACCATTTCTGGAAGGAATTGACCATCAGTAGTTTTAATTATTGGAGTTTTACCTCGAAATAAATAATTTGCACCGTTTCCAGTTATGGGTGTGAATTCTAACTCAGTACCATCCGTAGGTGAGTTTTTATAAACATCAATACTTTCTGATAATGTTGTGGTTGGTAGTAATGTTGAGTTAAATATTACGGGTGATATGTTATTTCGATTTCTATCAACATTTACAGTTGTAGACCATTTAAGATTATACTTACCTTCATACTTAGCAGGTATTGCATTATTACGACCCGGCCTTACATCTCGCTTTGCAATTCCATATAATGATATTACAGCTTCACCATTAGCAGTGTTATAATCATCTTTATCGTGATAAATCCAAATAGATATTATTCTACTCTTATCTCCTTCTAAATACTCAGGAATTTCAAAATATATCGGCTCACCATTAGCATCTTTTATATCTACTATTATTTGAGAATCTGGTAGGAAATGGGATGGGTGGGCTGATATTCTTAATAGGTTCTTACCCTTACATAATATTGATGGTACATCGGATACCCTAAAGTAGTTATTTGATAACGGGGTAGTGTCCTCAATTAGTATATCTAAGTTATTATAATTTTTAGGTGTAGACTTTTTAAATGTTAATGACATTCACGCTCCGTTGTTTTCTTTATTATAAATATCTAATAGATGAAAATCCATCAACTTTGGATATATCTATAATTTGGTCTACCATATCTCTCGTTTTATCAATGTGAGATATTGTTACTAAAAAGTCAAATTGACTCTTTAGGTAATCAAATAATAAATATAGAGAGTTGAAGTTATCACTATCTAATGAACCAAATCCTTCATCAATTGCAATGAAGTTTGGTCTTGGTAAGTTTGAAACGTTGATAAGTGCCGTTCGGATTGCTACCGATGATATAAACTTCTCCATACCACTTGTTAACTCTAATGGCCAAAATTCTTCATCACCATATGCAATGTATGAATTAATGTTTTTCCCATCAGTATTAAGTAGTATCTGAAAATCTACGATTGGTTGTAATATATTATTAATTTCAACCTCCAACTTAGGTAATACATCTGATATTAACTCATATGGTATCCCATCCCTCTTAACGCATTTAAGGTAATACTCATACCCTTCATACTTACGTTCCATATAATCTAACTTATTAATTGAATCATTGACAGTTTCAATTGTGTTCTTTGCAATACGAATATTACCACTAACATCAATTAACTCATCATTTGTTTCATCAATAAGATTATCTATTTCGGTTAGAGATTCTTTCCTACTATCGATTTCTAATTGTATTTTAGAGTTATGCTCAACCGATTCCTTTTGCTCATTTGATTTTTGAATATCAGCATTAACTGTATCAATTTGAGTCTGTAGCTCGGTTAGTTCTAAGTTACATGATTTTGATTCTAACTCTAACTTATCAATTTTATTCTCATAATCATCAATTGATATCTGTAAATTGTTAACTTTAGATAATATATCAGAAACATCAAACTTTGCTTTATTTATACAAGCTTCATCAAATTCAAGTTGTTTTTCTTTTTTGTGTTTTAATAAATCTTTTATTTCAGTTTCTAAAGATTGTGCTTGTTTTGCAAATGGTGTGTTTTTATTTGCAATACAATGTTCACAATTATCATCAAATGAAAGTGAACCAATACCATCTAAATGTTTTTGTTTATGTATTATCTCAGTATTTGTTGTATCCAAATCTTCTTGAAGATAATCTTTTATTTTAGTAAATTTTTCAAAGTTAACATACTTTGATTTTAAATCAATCAAGTCGTATGATTCAAATTCAGATTCAATTTTTGATAATTTATCTAACATTAATACTAATGAATCGGTGTAACCTGTACACTCATTTGATTTTGATTTAAGATTACTGCCAAGTGATTTGTTAAGAGTATGTAGTTTATCGATATTAATTATTGTAGAGTCGACTGAAATTAACTTTAGAATTAATAGCTCAATTTGTGATGTTATCTTTTCTTTTGTTATACGATGTGTATTTAATTTAGATTGAACATCTGATAGTACGGATTCATTTTCAACTAAACTATCCTTAGCTTCTGATAATTTCTCTGTAAAGTTTTGGTTTTTATAATCTTTAAGTAAAGCACTTAATTCTTTGATTTCTTCGTTTGCAACAAAATATAGTTCCTCAAATACATCCATATCTAAGAATTGAGCAAGAAGTTCTTTTCTCTCTTTTTGTGTTTTCTCAATGAACCCACTACTATTAGATTGGTTTGACATTGCAGTTAATGTAAAGTCCTCATACGAACCCACATACTGCCTAATCATTGAATTTGTATCTCTACGTTCTTCTCCATTTAATGATTCATTAGAACCATCCTCATTGATTCTGAAAAAGTTAACATCAACCTTCACAGTACCACGCTTTGGTGATTTCTTAGCAATACGTTCAATAAAATAATCTACTCCGTTAATTTCGAAGTTAAACTTACATTCAAATGAATTCTTTGAATAATTTAAAACATCAAGTGCTTTGCTTGTACGGGAACATCTATCAAATAAACAAAACGATAGTGCATCCCATAGTGATGATTTACCACTAGCGTTTGGAGCGAATATGCCATAAGCGCCTTTCATCTGACTGAAATCAATTGTGTTATCACTACCATATGAAAACATATTAGAAAACTCAAATGTCTTTGGCTTCCATATAATATTCTTCATTCCTACTGCTGGACTTAGCTTGGAGTTTATATCGTTGTTTATATTTCGGATAACCTCTAAGTGTTCATCACTAACAACGAATCTATCTGATAGGAAATCTTCAATAAGCTTATTTTGAAACCCAACATCTCTTACATTTTGTAAGATTACAGATGTACTGCCTGTGGAATCCTTTGTATCAGTTATTACCTTTTGGATTGTAACTTCCTGCACTTTTCGGCCTACTCTAATATCAGCTAATATAGTCTTTAAATCAGATTGGGTTGTATCCTTCACTCTAACCCTCATTCGAGGCTTATTTGGTATGATTGGGTTACCAACTATTTTACCACCATCTACGTCCACCGTAACGTACCCATAATCGTTGTGGATTGGAACGAACTCAGATTCTTTAGTCGAAACATCCCAAACTAATATACCATGCTCTGGATATTTAGCTTCACCATGATTCTGCATAATAGTTGAACCACAATACTTAATAGTACCTTCTGAATTTAATGATTGGTTTGGAACGTGAATATCTCCTAATAGAACTAAATCGTAACCATCAAATGATTCTACATTTACGTTTTTATTCTCAATTTGGAATCCATGCTCAGTTTCAACCCTATCAACAGGCCCATGATATAATGCGATTTTGTAATCACCATTAACTTCATCCGATGGGATTATTTCTTTTGATTCACCAAATACCGATGAATGTGAGAATGTTAACCCACCCATACTCCAAACACCATCATCCTTTAGATAATGTAAATTGGAATGATTTAGCGCATTAACAATTGGAGATAACGCATCTAACCTCGATGGGTTATTTAAGTTTGCATCGTGATTGCCTGGTATTAATACCGTTGGTAGTAAATTTGATAATTCTTTTAGGAACGTTTGAGTCATCTCTATAACTTCAGGAGTCATATCCGTTTTAGCGTGAACTATATCACCGGCTAATACTATAATTGAATCTTCTGTCTTTGTTTCTGAAATGTATTTATATAAATTCTTAAATACATCTCTATACTCTGAGTGTCTTTTTAAATTTCTAATATGTACATCTGCTATATGGTAAATCTTATTTACCTTTCCAGCATACTTAATCTTAGTTATATTTCTCATACACCCATTAGCTTATACTCCATCAATTTAGTTAGAGTAAGTTCTTTTGTATTTTTCATTAATTTGTAAAAATCATCAAATCCCATTTCGGATGGGTCTGAATCTTTAAGTTCTATTATGTGGACACTAACACCCTCATTCATTAGATTTTGTGCAAATCTTAATGCGTTAGTGAAAGCATCTGAATCTAATGCGATGTAAATCTTCTTTACACCTTTACCTATTATCTTCTTTTGTAGTTCTGATTGTGGTGATTTACCGAATAGTGGTATTGCGTTCATTCGTATTGCGATTGCATCATAAACACCCTCACATATAACAATTGGTAAATCCCAATTAACAAGCATATCAAACCCCACTACATCTTTAGATACAGTTGGATTCTTATGTTTGTATGTGGTATCATAAAAACTTCTACCTACGAAATAATTCAATCTACCATTAAAATCATATGATGGTACAATTATTTTATGTTTATAATCACCATCCTCACAATACCCAATACTATACTTTATAATATCAGATGCGGAAACCCCACGCTGGTCTAAATAACGTAATGCGTGTTTTCTAATAACTGAGGATGATGGCTTCCATAATGGCTGGTATTCCGTTGGTAATACGACCAAATTATTACCAGTCTGTTCGTTTATTGGTAAATTTTGGAATTTATATTTCTTACTGAATATGGAATTATGCTCATCCCAAACATCCTTAGATACCTTTAACTTTCTGAATAATGAGTTTATAGTTTTACCCTTTTCATCGGATATCCAACAATGCCAAGGGTTGTTACCTTCGGCGTTTAACTCAATGTTTATCTCTAACTTTGGTTTATAATGTTCTGCGAATGGAGAATAAAAGGCATAGTTATTTCCTGATGTTTTCTTCGAAATACCTATTACCGATTCCAGTAATGTTAATAGTCTATCTTCCATATAGAAACAAATATACAAATAATATTTGGATTAACCAAAGAAATTTACACTTTCTTTTTCATCTATCCACGATTGTGGTATTTCCTTACCAGCCCATTTGAACCCATGCTTCTCACACCATTGGGAATATGTAGTTTTAGAACCCTTATATATTTTACCGTTTGGTGATTGTAAAACAAACCTTAAATCTATATTAGGGTTTTGTTCTTTGATAAGTAAATGCTTCTTTCTATCCTCTGGAAGAAACCAACCCTTAGACTCAATGAAGATACCATTAGGTAATCTAAAATCAGGTCTGTAAGTATGATTTGTTTGTGGTATGATGTACTTTACTTCGTGTTGTTCGTATTCACCATCAATACCTTGTGATTGGAGTTGTTCATCTATACGAGTTTCCAACCCACTCTTATGTCCTTTTGACTTTTGGATGTGACTCCAATTACCTTTTGCCATAACTTAATTTTTATTTATTTGCCGATTCCAAACGAAGCTTCCGCTATTGGCACTATCTTCACTTATTGTATAATTAATTGATTCACTTAATACAGGTACAACAGGTTTTCCAAATGCACCATCTAAGTCAAATCTAACTTTTACTGTGATATCAGCTTCATCTCTATTTTTGATAGCGGTTGCAAGTTTACCTACTGCTATTAATTCAAATTCTTTATTATATAATCCTATTGTTGTAAAATAATTATTAAAATCCGAACCTGTAATGAATGGTTTTAGTAATTCTGAAGTAACATCGTTATTCTTTCTTAATGTAGGATTCTGTGATATAATAAATTCATTTCGATTAACTTCACATAAAACTGATGTTTCAAATAGTTTTTTTGTTGATTTGTATTTTGTTGTGAATCCGAAGTTTTGCCCATAATCCCAATTACCAGTTGCACCCACCATAACATTTTTATATTTAGGGCGAGGGTCTGATACTACTGCTATACCATGATTGTAAAAAACTTCCCCAACTATATCACTTTGATATGCCGAGCCAGTTCTCCAATCGTTATCTGATAATCCTACGATTTCAGTTTCAGTTAATGAACGTCTATACATTCTAACCTCATCTAATGAGCCTGTTAATGTGTTGAATTCCTCACCTACATCCCATACACCCTCAGATGTAAATTTAGAACCTAATAATATATCATAATCATTCCATACATCACCTCTAAGATTTATTGAAGATGATGATTCTTTAGTACCATCAACCCATAATTCTAAAAGAGAGCCATTTTTATTAAGTACAACATGATGTTGTCCATCATTTACAAGTGTAGTTGATGTTGCTAATGGGGTTCTAATTCCATCTGACATTGATATTACAACCTTACCATTATTAGATGTATTTTGATTGTAAACCTTTACATCATATGGGAATATTGGGCTTTCTATATTTCTACGTCTTGTAACATCATTTAATTTCTTATCTTTTCCATAATCTAAAAAAGTACCACGTTTATTTAAAATCCAATTGTAATCTTCGGATGCATCAGATTGTGATGCTGGTAAATCAGTCCATAATGAAATTGCGTAATCATTACCTTTTACAAAATTATATATAGGTTTCTGTTTAATTAGAATATACGAATCAGTACCATTGAATTTTACTGATGTGCCTGATGCTACAGATGCAGTGCCTGATGTAAGAATACCTGGCTCATATACTAAGTTTTTACCTGTTGCGTGATTCGTATAACCACTTCTATCAAATATAACTTTATCTAAGCTAGTACTACGAGGTACTACTTCATCGTTAAATCCCCAATAACCAACTAATGATGCGAATGGAACATATGAGCCTGTATTTAATGCAGTATCAGTAAGATACCCATGATACTCATCAATCTTTCTATCAATAATAGTAAATCCAGAACCAAGTAGGTTATAAGTTGATATATCGCTTATATTTATACTTAACGGTTTTATACCATCACCCAATCTATTATGTGGGATTGAAAATATAGAAGCTGATGTGTAGAGGTCTCGCTCATTATTAGGCCTGTGTTTAAAAAACATTTGATTTAAACCAGACCAAACAACCTTCTGCTCCTTAGAAGACAGAAATGTAGTACTATTAGAATTAGAATTATCTAACTGCGTTGAATCAGCAACATTCTCACCATCAACCGATGATGATAGTGGCACTTTTTCATTGTATAGTGGTGATATACCTTTTAATATAGACATATCATATTGAGCCTGACGGTAATTACTATCAGTCACCACCCATCTTTTATGAGCGTTGTATGGGTATTGTTGTAACCCACCCCCGTTTATGGGTTTGTAAGCATCTGCCATATATTAATCCTTAGATTCTATTATAAATATGAATTTATAATTTATTAATACTAAGATATGAGTATAAACAAAAAATGCCGTAAACATACTTAAACACTTACGGCATTTTTGAATTATATATTCTTAATTATTAAAAGTCTAGTTTTACCTTCACAAGAACTTCTGATGAAAATGATTTCAAAATTGGTTGTGATAATTTAGCAACTGCTAATAATTCTTGCATACTACTATATAAACCAACAGTAGTTATGTATGCTTTAGGATTGTTTACAAATGTTGGTTGGTTGAATGCCCCATTTGAACCCGTTACAAATGATGGGTTGTTTGAAAAGTTGTACTCAGCGTTTTTAGCTCTTACAAAATAAAAGGTTGATTGTACTTTTTCTTCGTTTCTTGCTGCAAACCCATATGTAGAATTTAGTGCAGCTGCCCCACTAATGGATGTATGCAATTTAAATGCATTATCACCATTAACATTTGAACCAGTTACAGTTCCAAAATCTAACTCTGAATTTAAAGTATCTGCGTTTAAAACAATAACACCCTGCTCTGGGAATACTGTACCATAATGCGTTTTTGGTGAGTGAATACCATCTGTAATAGAACCTGATACTAAATTATATACTCTACCGATTTGAGTTGCCGATTGTTGAGTATCAGCTGAATCATCAATTAAAGTTACTACTTTAAGATTTGTTGAAACTTCTACGTTAGAACCTGTATGATAAATGTTAGGAGTAAAACTACCACTTAATGTTGCTAATCCTATTTGGAAATTGCCTGGGTCTAATCTATCTTTTAATCTAGCACGATTCATATTGATAGCGTATATATGTTCCGATGCAATACTATTAAATTTAAATACTCTCTGATTATCAGGAAGTAATATTTGTGCGTATTGAGAATAGATTGCGTTTGATGGTGAATCTTCATTCTGGCCCAATGAACCACTACCAGCATTATGTCCATATGTTACTGAGTATTGTGCTTCTGATGTTGCTAATGTTGAAACCCCATTAAAAATCTCATAGTAATATGATTTCTGAGTTGCTGATTGTGCTGATGATGTGTGGTATGCTGCTAACGTACCTACGTTACCACTCCATAATCCTCTAGTGACTCTTTCGACTCCACCTTCAACTACATCACCTACTTTAAATGCCGTATATACTCTTCTCTGTGTATTAAACGAACCTGCTGGTAAAATTGCCATATTTTTTTCCTTTTAGTATTCTTAATTTCCTATTGTGTTACTGAAGTTGTTAACATCTGGGTTATCTGTAATCGTTACTTCAATTTCAGTACTCCCACCAGTTTCATTACCAACTATAATAAGTTTAGTTGAAATCTGTGTTTCATCAGGTAATATTTTAGGTGTAAGTGTAAATGTTCTGCCTGTACTTATTGAAACACTACGCCTATCTTCGTTTGCACCAACTACATCTGTGTTGTTTGCAACACCTTTACCATCACCAACTATGCTAGCTGCATCTGAATTAAGTAGTGTAACTGTATACCCAAGTGTATTTTGACCATTTACAGTATTACAAGTTACTACAGTTGAAGCGCTACCCTCTTCTATGTTAATTACCGCTGGGTTTGTTGATACAATAGGAATTCTGATTGTATTTTTTGGTAAAGTTAAGAGTTTGTATCTTAGTGAATAGTTCTCATCAGTCACTGCTTCTACGATTGGCATATTCTCTATGATTACGCCATAGTAATCTGACCCTAGTGGATGTGCTGGATTCCATAATTCGTAATCTACTTCATCATCTGCTAATGCAAATTGACTAATTACAAAGAAATCTCTCCCTTTTGATAACAACTCTCTTCCCTTTTTGGTAAGAATAGCATCTACTGTTATCGATGAATTATCTAAATATCCCATATTATTTGCCTTTTGATTTTTCCTATTATAGTAATAAATATGTAAATAAATCTTTTTAAAGTAATTTTAAAAGAATATCCATTTTTATCCATTGTTATTTTGAATATTATTATTAATTGAGTTTCTTAATTGAGTTTCTACCGCATCGATTGCAGTTCTAAGTTTTGACTCTGCTATTTTTTTAGTTATATAAAACCCATCACCGTCATCTGATTCCATTGATTGTTTAAGTTCTAATAATTCAATCTGCCGTTCTTCTGTAAGACCTATATCCATTTCTATATCATCTCTTATTAATATATCAGTTGGATTTAATTGCGAATCAATATCAAAATCGGAATCGGTACTTTCTATGATATCTCTATGCGGTACTACTTTCCTACCTAGCTTACGTTCTAAGTCATTTATTTCTTTTCTGGCACGTTCTATATCTGTCATATTATTTAAATCTAAATTTTCTTCGGATTCTTCTATCATATCATCATTTACAGTATCTTCAAAAATATCCTGTTGCTCTTCATCTCTAAGTTCAGCATATTTTAATGCCCGTTCAGCAGCCTTTCTTGCAAGTTCATCCTCACGTCTTTTTCTATTTTTAGCTCTCCGACTGAGCTGAAGTGTTTTGAGTCGTTTCTGCTCTACATCAATACTGATTTTTAAATCTTCTTTTTCTTTTGGTGTAGTGGCGGGGGTACGGGTAAACCATGGGTACTCTGATTGCATTAGCAAATCAAATTCCAATTGTAAGTTCGTTATATATTCATCAAACTCAAGTTTAGTTTGTGGTTCATCTGCAATTAGTATATCAATTGCAATCCTACGTTCATCTTCTGTATTTCTACGGATACGGTCATTATCTAAGAATTCCATTCGTTCTTCAAACGATTTCAATGTGTATCCGCTACGAACTACTATACCTTGACTTAATAACGCTTTAATACGGCGGTTTCGGATACGCTGAGCTTCTGTTAATCCTGCTAACTCTGCGGCTTTACGTTTTGCTTCTTCATCAGCTGCGTCCTGTTTTGCTTTTTCTTCAGCTGCTTTAATAAGTTCTAATGCAGCTTTATCTTCTTTTGCTTTTTTTATGAGTAATTCAGCAGCTATGATTTTTGCGTTTTCTTCGGCAGATTTTGCTTCAGCAGCCAAACGATTTCGTCTAAGCCTGGTTGATGTATTTGAAGCAAGAGCTGCAGCCGCATCTGCTGCAGCTTTTCTCTTTGCATCCAATGCTTTAAAATGTGCTTGTTGTGCTGCTTGGTGGTCGGTAAGGATTTTATTAAGGGCGCCATTAACAAACTTTAGTAGCTCACCACCAGTATCCCCTAATTGACTTAACCTATATTGTTCTTTCTGTAAATCATCTGCTGAAAACTTTGCATATTTAGCATTCCATTGTGCGAGTTGAGCCGATTTACTTAGAGGTTCAATATTTTTTTTACCAAGACTTAATAAACCACCTGTTGTTGTTCCACCCCTCATAGATTCAGCAGTAGATTTAGCAGCGTTTTCAGCTCGGTCTTCATCAGATATAGAATTAGAATCGGTGTTTGGCGTTGCAGCTGCACCTACTGCCGATACCGATGAATTAGAGCTTTCACCAGAAGTATTGCCGGCCGTGTCACCTTTAGTTCCACCACCATCATTTCCACTACCTGCGTTATCCCCACCAGTCGCTCCACCACCTTGTGAGCCAGTTCCGAATATAGCTTCATTAACTTGGAATTCAGCGAAATTGCCGCGGAATGTTCCGTTTGCTTTAGCTAAGTTATATCTCTCTAGTTGAGTCATAATGTTATCTTATTATTTAGTGTTATCATAATTATTTTGCCTTATCGTATACAGATACAATGGAATTAGCTTCTGATATTAATAATGGGTCAGTAGATGCACTTTTAATATACGGTAACGGTCCTTCTGGTGCAAGTTTAAATGCATAATCTAATAATAGTAATTCAGTTTGCCTATCGGGGGTAATCGCCATTACTTGAAAATATTTATTCTTCTCATCATCTTCTTTAAACTTTATTTTTAAAAATTCTAAAGATTCTTTGAATCGGCTGGCTTGCTGATTACCTGTAAAGATTGGTAATGGTTCATCATCTAAATTAATTAAATTACCACTTAATTCTTGTTCGAATCCATCACGTGCTTCTTGCTCAAGCCTATCTCTTTCTTCTTGCTCAAGTCTATCTCTTTCTTCTTGCTCAAGTCTATCTCTTTCTTGTAGTTCATTGTTTGCAGCTTCATCATTCACATCGAATGTATCAAGACCGCTATTAACAGTATCAAACTCAATCCGTCTAAGGTCTTCATATTCACGTCGTATCACATCGGTTTCAATTCTAGAAGCAAACTCAGCTCTACGAGTCTTTTCAATACTAGCCAACTTACCAATCTTTTTTCTGAATGCTTTTTTCTCAGCTTTATATTCTTTTAAAAGTTGATGCTTCACAAACTCCCATACATACAATTCTCGCAAATCGATAAATGTGGCTGGTTGATTCGTTAGAGCACCAACCTCCAAGTTACCTCCAGCTGCGGTTGTTGATGTATAGATTAATACATTAGCATCTGCTGCAAATATTTCAATTACAGGCTTACCATCTGGTGTATCGGGTGAATTCGTTGTTAATGAATCCGATGTCAGTTTACATCCTAAGAATGTTAGATTCTCCATTGCGAATGATTTCTCATCAGCTGATACGGATGATGGTACTAATGATGATGATGATGGTAACCCTAATGATGCAGATAATCGTGTACTATAAAAATAAACCTTTGATTTTGCGTAAGTTGATAGTTTAGCGTTTATTGCTGTGGATGATGTTACATTATAATTCCAATAGCCATTTGTTTGTGGTGCCCACCCTTCCCCGTAACCAACATCGGCTGTAGATGATGTTGGTACTAATATGCTGTATTTATATGCTGATGGTGCATACATATCTTTAATTTGCGGATTACCAATTGATTGTAGATTTTCCTTTGTAGATACAACTGTATCAGTATCAAGTGGTATTAAAGTAAAATTGTAATCATTGTATGTAAATATAGGAAGTTTTACTGGTTGTAGTATCACCGATTCATATTGTTTTAAATATTCGGTATTTGGTATTTTTACCGGCTCTTCTACTATAGTCGTATATTCAGTATAGTCAGCACTAAGTGGCTTCTCATGTTGTTTTAATGTTACATCATATTGTGGTTGTGTATATGTTACCTTTGTTTTAGATTTAAATTTAGGTCGTTCTAATATATGTGGTTCAATTAAGATACCCGAGTTGTAATCAACTCTAGCCGGCATAGTTTGTCTAATCTGTTCAAACACAGTTTGGTCATATCTTGCTAATATATTAATTACAGTATTTATTAAATTTTTAGAAGTGTATTTTTTGAATACGTTTCTTCTTAAATAATCTAATTCTTCATTCTGCTCAGTATAACCTTCTCTAGTATCAGGATTACCAATATAATCATCTATCTCAAAATAACCAGTATGATTGTAGATATCTTCGTTATACATTTTTGTAGCAGAAAGATATACACCAACTTGATTTGAATCTACAGGCGCAGAATCATATTGTGATTTTTCCTTTTTCTTATCAGGGTCTAATATTCCAGTTAATCTGCTAGGTTCAAGTCTAACTTTATTGTTCATTATATTGTTAGCTCCAGCAGAAGGAACTTTTGTATAATATTCTTCGGTAACACCTCTTAAATCATCAGCTTCAAAATTGAAAAGTGATGCCGTTAATGGGCTACCGTTTTCAGATGTAAGTATATTTCTATTTGGATGTGATGATACTATACTATAAGCGCTTGTTACACTTTTCAATTGAGAATCAGGAATGAACCTAAATTTCAAATCAAAGTAAGATGATGTTGCTGAATTACCATGATACGTTTCTCTCGACAGAGTGTGTTCATCAACAACGATATCTTTTAATGGATTTGCCCAATATCTAATTTCTTGGATAGAACCACTTAAATATTCAGCAGCGTTCCAAAGTGTTAATCCAGTAGCAGTTGGTAAATCTTTACCAATAGTTAAATCCCCACTACCAGTCCAAGCTGCGTTGTATGATGATTCGCTTGAACCATCAACTGAAATACTAGCTGATTTATTTGTAATGATATCATCTTTTCTGCTTCTACGATATTGTATTTTGTAAGTGTTATCTGCTGTTATATCATCAACTGATGATTCTCTTTGTACTAATAAAGTACTCATAGTTGAATCAAATACCATAACATCATTTATAGATGCTGATTTATATCCGGCGCTACCACTTAGAAAAAAGTGAATATTACCTCTACCAACTCTAGATGAGTTTGGTTCTAATACTACACCAAAATCTAATCCTTTATTTAATACGGCGGTTGTTCTACTTAAATTTTGTTGAATTTGAATTTCTATTGTATCAATTGGGTTTGGGTCGTTCACTAAGTATGTAGATGAATCTACATCAGTTATTTTATCCCAAGGAAGTGTAATATAATTATCAGTATCAAATCTTAAATGATATACAAACTTATCGTGTTCCCATATTGGTCTAACATCTTCAACCATAGGTCCACCATACTCTTTAATAGATAGAAATGTTTGTGGGATACCATATGTTGCAATTAATGCTTTTACTGCTCTAGCAGAACCTTTTGATTTTAATAAGTAAGGTATGTTGTTTACAACTCTACGCCAAACTTCATAATTAATTTGTTCGTGTGGTTTGGATTTCAATGAACCACTCTGTGCTGGTGTACCTTGTGAGTTTGTTCCTAATGCATATTCCCAAAGGTTAGATGTATCTTTTCCATGAGTTAATTTCCAACCCATTGATTTTGCTACATCATAAAGAAGTTCGTTTGGCATACCATCATAAGGATGCTCTTCCCTCGTATTTATTGAAGTTAATGTTTTTACATAACTCCATGTAATATCGAAGTGATGTCCAACCATATCAATAAATAAAATATAATCTTTATTCAAAGGGTCTTCTACAATTGATGCTGGTATTGAGCGTGTTAATCGTGCTTCGTTCTCAGAATCAAATAAACTAGCAGATGAAATTAACCCATTAAAGTAATTTTCACCCGTAGGGGAAGTAGTTGAATACGTTACAATTGGATATGATGATTCTTTAGGCCATGCGCTAAATGTAAATGCGGATGAACTGTAATGTGTATATGTACTACCTGTTTCATAATACATCCACTTTTCCCAACCATCAAATCCACTCGTTACATTATCTCTCCGTTGAATTGATTGGGATATGTTTGTTATTGCAGCTGAACCACTAACCGATTCTAACGTTGTTATTCTAGTATTGTATGATTCTATTAATCCTAATTTATATTTAAAATTATGAACACGCTCTTCTGCTGATGAGTAGTTTACAAAGTTTTTAAAATCAGAATAATCTATATTAGGTGTAGTGTTACCAAATGATGAACTAAGATACTTATCAACAATTTGTTGAGATGTTGATAGATTAGCATCTAATAACTCATTCCAATTTTTTAAATTAGTGCCTTGAGATTTACCATAGTTACCGAGGTCTATCTTAAAGTTGGGTGGTGAGAAATCTGATGTTTCAATCGATTTACTAAATGGGAAAACTGATACTCTATCAATATATGAGTCGTGAACCAATCGTGCTATTGTTGGGCTTAGTAACTGTTGAGTATCTTTTAAAGGTTTATATAATTTAACTACAACATTTTTTAAAGTAGTAGTATCAGCTAATGATGTATCATAATATCTTACCTTAGAAAAGTTTTTGATGGCTTGGTTAATAACAGTACCATTCTCTGGTCCATTAAATTTTCTATCATTATCAGTTGCATCGTTAGTATAATAAATAATATTATCATTTGTATCTAATTCGGGCTCGTATGAAAGTGTACCATTATCATTAACAATGTTGAATTTTGCAGCTCTACCAGTAGCTTTAGGTGGAATGAGGGTTCTTGTAAAAGTTGTTGTAGCTGCTGTAACATTACTAATACCAACGGCTGAGGTGTTTCCATTATATTCATACGAATTAGAAGAGGTGGATGGGTCTTCCATCGGAATTTCTTCAACAACTGTATATTCATCCGTTACCTCTACCCAAAGCCCGTCTTCACCATATAAAGGATAAAATGTTGTTTTTTTATCATTGGTATTTGTTCCAATTGGATATGGTGCATTCTTTACAATTTCACCTACTTTTGGGTTGTTATTAAAATCAAACCCTACAATTGGAATTAGTTCGTTATTACCTAAGTTTAATACTAAATCATCGTTATAGTTTGATGATAAATTTGATTGTACATATTGATATAAATCACTAAAAGTTTCGCTATCAGAAATTGTTAATTCTAATTCAGTTGAATCGGATGATATCCTATTAATATCTAATTCACCAGTTAAAGTGTTAACAAAGTTATATAGAACACTATAATAACCACTTTTTACCCCTGATAGTCTTACATCTAATTCAGGCTTTATTAATATATTATATGGTGTTGTTTTTTCAGATAGTTCGTATTCAATATCAGTTTGTTGAGATTGTATTAATGAATCAGCTGAATATAAATGTGATTCAACTTTTGAATTATTTAGTAAATCTTCTGAGATAGGTTCGGTAAAAGTAGGTATTTTTACAATATCAGCAGCAGAATATATTGCAGTATTTTCTACAGGCTCCTTTGAGGTTGTTAATATATCTTTATTTTGAAATCTGTCTATTGCCATATTATCTTCTATTATATCAATTAGATATTAATTGAATATCCCAAAAACTACTATCTACATAATACCCAACCTCAGCGTTGTTACCAGTACCACAAGCACCGGCTATCTGCCACTCATCAAACTCTTTCATATCTTCGTTTAGGATTGTGATTCCATTTACGTGATTGAACCCATTACTTTTTGGAGGCCGTTTATCATTTCCAGCAACTGCATCAAAATTAGTTACGGTGTTTCGTATCCCAAATGAATTAATCGAAGTTTCTGCAGATGATTTTCTGATTCGTTGGAATCGAGTATCTATAGCAACAGGCAACAATATATACCGATTTTCAAGAGGGGTTGATAGGTTGTAGGCTCTTTGTGGTGAACCATATCCATAGAAATGCCTCATTGCCCGTTGAATCTGTAAATTAGTGTAATTACCTTTAATACTACTATCGCGACCTACAAAAGCTCGTCTTAAATCTACATATCGGTCTAAGTAGGCGGTAGCCTGTGCATCAGTCATACCAGAGTAAAACTCGCCTTCAGCGCCAGGTAAGTTGATACCGTCCTGCATGCTGTATTTTCCTTCGCTAATTGCTAGAGTCCTTATGGCAACATCATTCTTAGTAATTTTTGGATATGTGGGTTCTCTTCTATCGAATGAGCGAATTTGGTATGTTAGCTTTAAATCGTTACCACTATCTATCAACTCTTTTGTAATAGTATATCTACCTGGTGTTGCTTGTGGTGGCCCGAATACAACTTTACTGAACCCTAAATTACCACTACCATATGGCTTTTCACCATTGGTTGATTCAAAACTTTGGTTATATGAATAATACTTTTTATCATTTGGAGGTAACTCATATCTAGCGCTGAATTCATCTCTGAATCCTGTGAAGTTTCTTAAATCCAATTTCTCTTCATTAATAATTGTAAGTTCAAGTGATGGGCCTACGTTTACTAATTCAGTTGGTTGTCTATATAATACTTTGTTAAACGCATCTTTACCATAAACAGTTTTAGATGCTGCAAGTTTAACAGTACCATACGAATCCGTTCCCTCTGGGTCTAACGTATATGATATTATTTGTTTAGATGTATTTCTTTTTACTTTTCTATTCGCCATTACCTAACCACTTTAAATACATAACCATCAAAATACTCTTGTCTACTATCTCTATCAACTCTAAATTCAAACTGATAGAATCGTTCAGGTTGAAGTGTATTAAACCAAAAATCAAAATAGTTACCAGTCGAATCACAACTAATTTTAGTATAAGTTGTATCGAATGGTGCTAACACTAAATTGGTTTCAACATCTCTAACCTGGTAATAAGTATTTTGAGGAAGAGATTTAACATCATTATATAGAGAAGAAGTTGAGAAAGTTCTTTGTGGGAATCGCTGCCTACCCACTACTCTTATTCTTGACTTCGAATTTTCCTTATATTCTGCCATTAAATTCTTTGGGTATATCAGAATATCATCGCCTGTTAATGATGATAGTGACCCAGTAGTATATGCTGAATCATCCCATCTAACTTCTAATGTTGGTACATATATAGTATGTGTTTCGTTTGAGAAGAATTTAGATGAACCATATCTGGTAGAACCACTCTCTTCTAATAATGGTCGTTTTACAATAAATCCATTGTTATCTCTTGAACCACTCATCCAATCTTTAACATACTCAGAAACTTCTACTTTTAAGTCATTAGTATATTTGTTAAAGGTTTGTGAGTATGCTGTGTTATTTGCTGATGCGGTATACCAAGTACCACCACCATCATTATGTATGTATGAACCAGTCGTTCCACTTGCAAATGAACCCGTCGACCATAGTGAACTATTTCTATATTGCCAGCTTACACCATCCGTTTGAATTGGTGAATCATAAAATTGACCTTTACCTTCTGTCCAACTTTGTGAAACAGGATATATATCTAACTGATATTCAGACTGTACTCCAACTTGTTCAGTTGATGTGAGGTTTAAATAAAATTTACAATTAGATGATATCGTTCCTGCTGATATTGATGCTGATATTGTTGAGATATCAAATTGTGTTAATATTCTACTGTTACCTATTAGAATACTATCAGTAAGAGTATCATAAAATTTAGTTACTTCTAATATTTCATCACCACCAGCATTCTGTGCTCTTAATGCATCCTGTTCGTATATCGTAGAATCCTTTTGTCCGTATATTCTATATATCATTGTTTATCTCCTTAGAATGATTGAGTTATCACTTTACCTTTTATATCCAAATTAGGAAATTTAACTTCAAATATTGATGAATCTTTAGGTGGATAAATTACACCCATTTTGGTAGCAGTGTTAATGCTATATTTGTTAGGTGAATAATTACCATTATATTTATTAGTTATCTGTAACCCACCAACTCCTTGTGCATCTGGTCGAGGTACTGATTGGACTCCTTGAATACCATCTAACAATACATATATTTGAGATAATGTTATAGGTTGGTTTATACTCCAATTATCAATATTAAAATAATCTTTTAATGCTGCTATACATCTTAATAACGTTTCATTTGAATTAGCATCTGGTAAAACTATAATATCAAATTGAATTGCTATGTTAACAATAAATGCATCTTTGATATTAACTGCATCAGTTAACATTCTATAATATGAAATATATGTTTTAAGATTAGTTTTAGTTGCGTTGTTTAATTGAGTTAACTTTTTCTTATTATCATAACCCAATGTATATAAATTTAATGCTAATGGGTTTGGAATCTCCGTTGATACTACACTACCATCTACCTTTTTGTTTTCTATTTGATAATCTTGTAGTATGTATGCTTTTGCTACCGAACCAAATTGTGGTGGTAATGCGTAACATCTCATAATGTAATCTTCTCTACTTACAGTTCTATTTTGAGCTGCAAAGTATGCCATTGCATTGTTACGAATCTCATCATCAGTTTCTTTACTCCTACCACCAACTGCAGGAGTTGGATTTGTAACTGCTAATGAATTTTCTGAGAATCGTAAGGTGTCTTGATTTAAATTTAATGTATTATCATTTTCAAATACTCTACCAGTTATGTTAATCAAATCTTTAGCAGGTACATTATCTTTAATTCCGTTACCAACAAAATATTCAACTGTAAGGGTTGTATTGGATGGTGCTACTCCGTATGTTTTTGTATATAAGAAGTTTGATGGGTCGATACCTTGGTCTAATGATGCGTTAGCGGTGTATAGCGCTGCACCAACATTATCTGGATTAGGGATTATTTCTTCATCAGCGTTTGATGATATACCTGCTCCAAACTGAATTGTTAAATTACTTTCATCTTCAAATTTAGTAATGAATCTTTTAGGAACTCTATTCAGTTGTAACAAATATGGAGTCTCACCTGCATGCTGTGAGAAATCTAATGTATTGTCTTGATTATTTTCAATTTGTTCAAATACAGTATCTTGTGCTAAGAATGGAACTTCAGTCCATATATCACCATCTTCATCTGTTATAGATTTTATTTTAATTATGTTTGAATCGGTTATCCGTATCTTATCATAAATCTTAGCTGAACCGAATGTAAATGTTTGTGTCTTTACAGTACCACTTGTAGCCTTTACTTGTTTTTTAAGTAAATAGTATATTGGTTCGTTTGTACTTTCATTAATACTATATACCGAAACTTCTGTTGGATTAAACGATGATGAAAATTGAAAGTCAATATCAGTTGTTGTTCTAAATTCAACATCTTGAAATTCATCAGAACCAACACTCATATTTCTAGCAACCTTTAACCCATAATCGAAATCCGGTCTTACAGTATCAGCTGAACCTTTAGATGGTACTAATTGAAACACATCTAATGTTACTGCTGATGGTACTATATTTTTAGGCTTATATCCATAAGTTGCGGCTAGATTAAATAGGTTTGCTTTCTCTTCTGCATTTATAAGTAACGATTCTCTTAGTTGAGTGTCTGTATAAAATGATAGAACATCACCAACATACGATGCCATCTCAATGAACATCATACCAGGAGATGATTCGTTAAAATCATTAAATGTATTTGGGAAATAGTTTTTAGAAAACTCAATTAAGTTTTTTCGTAATTGACCAAAATCCTTTCCAACTAAGGAAACATCTTTTCTTACTAAATCTGTTTTATTTGTCTTTGCCATCTATAACCCTTATTCTATTGTAGTTGTTCCAGCCGAATCTACAAATATCGTTATCTGTTGATTAGCCCCTTGTTCTGTAACTTTGAAATCTAATGATATGTTTACATAATTTCTATCAAAATCAGGGGTTACTGTAAGTTTATCAATTACTATATATGGTAACCAAAACCCAATATCTTCACGTATTTGTTCATCTAAGGCAGTACTTAAATCCCCATCCATCTGTTCAAACATAAGAGAATATACATCTGAACCAAACTCAGGTTGAAATAATCGTTCACCCTTTCTGGTTAATAATAAATTCTTTAAATTAGATATCGCCTGCTCTTCAGTTGTATAACTTAAAGAAAATAATCCATTGTTCTTACCGAATGGTAATGTTATACCAATTGCTACATCTTTTTCAAAATCTAGTGGGTTGTAAAAGTTTTCTTTTCTTTGAGCCATTTATTACTTTCCTTTTTTAGCGTTAATGGTTTTCATTAATGCTGAATAATCTTTAGTTAATGCTGCTCCTACTGCTGCTACTTGCTCATTGTTAGTATCAACCGGCTTTCCATCTATATCAGTAGTTGGTATCATATTCGATTGGCCATTTCCATACCCAAGTGCATCTGCCATTCCGGCTCTGTTAAATCCTTGTGCTTGGTTTGCTCCGAATTGACCATCCATATTTCTCCACTCACCATCATTGGCGGTTTCATTTAATATAGAATTTAAAGTTGGGTTTTTTGTAAACTCTTGGATTGGTTTAGCTTTTGGGGTATTTGCCCTAGATTCTTCCAATACATGAGAAATGTCCAGCGGGTCTCTCTGTTTAGTTTTGCGTACTTCTTTGATAATTGGTTTAGAACTATTTCTAACCTCTTTTAAAATTGGTTTAAGTTCCTCTTTAACTACCTTTCGTACAATCAATTCTAATAGTGTTGCTAAGTCTTTTGCTTTCATTGTGTTTCTGTTTGTATATAAATATTAAAGTCTTTTGTTTTATGACACACCCATCCAAGGAAAAGGTGGGCCTGGTATTGGTGGTGCTGGTGGTGCTGGGATTAATCCATTATATAATCCGTTTACAGTTAGTAGATGTGTTGTGAATGCTGATATTAACTTACCACATATAATACTACCCATTGGGGTTGGTGCTGGTGGGTTGTTAAATGCTGCCCATAACCCCACATCTAATGGAGATGGAGTTCCACCTGTTAGAACCGTAACGCCAGAGGTTGGTGATACATATCCTGGTGGTGGTGGTAAGGGTGTCCATGTAACTGCAGCCCAATACTTTACAGTCTCAGTAGCCCATTTTAAAAACATAGGTGGGGTTGGTGGGCCTTCGGAATCTTTTATCTGATTGAAGGTATCCAATATTGCATCTTCAATTGGTTTAGTCGGAGGTGCTGATATGATTGCTGAACCTGGTATTAATGTAATCATTCCACTAGCAACCGATACCCCATATGCATCTGCAATAACTTTAGCAGTATCTGCTTCTGTTTTTTCTATAGGAGCATCTAAGTAAGGTGCAACCGTTGATTGAAATGATGGGAATAATACAGGCATTTATTGAGCCATTAATTTTAAATCGGTTAATAATTTTTGAACATCTGCTACGTTTGTTGCAGGGCCAGTAGGTCCGACTCCAGTTGCAAATGTTGCAGTCCCAGCGGTTAAATCTGCTACCTGTTGAACTAATGATTCTAATAGTGTAAACATCTTATCCATATCCATTGCCCATGCGGGTGTTGCTATATTTACGGATTTAGCTCCACTAAGTATAATGTAATCAGATTTTGAATTAAGAATAATTCTATCTGAATTAACTATGGTAGATGGTTTATCAAAATCAGATTGTGGAGTTAACCCAGTTCCTATATTTTTTTGAGATGTTTTGAGTTTAACTTTTTGAGATGAGGTTAACCATATAGATGATAAATCTTCATCCACATTTTCTATAATAAATTTATTATAAGAACCAGCTGACTTTCTTCCATTTGATAATATCGTTATTGGGTCTTCGGGTGTTGATGAATTCCAAGATGGGTCTTCTGTTGTATCAGCTCCTTCAGGAGAGTACCCAAATCTAAGAGAGTGCCCAAACCTACCTTCTATAAGTAAATCACCTAAGAATGGTTGTAATGAACCTACATCAGTTCGTTCTACAAACCCATCACCTAAATCTACTGAAGAATCACCACCCTCTGAATTTGGATTCCCAGCTGATGTTGAACTGTAATCAGCTACTGTTTGGGTTAAGGGAGCTCCAGCCACAGCTGGTAATGCGTTATGATGAATATTTTGTTGAATTGATATTACATCAATATAATATAATCTAGATACCGTTTTTGTACTATTCCCTTCTGCTAATGTTGCTGGTACAATAATAACGGATTCACCGATTAATGGTACTCTTTTAATATTAGTATTGAGTGCATATGCTATAGCTACTTGATTATTAGGTGTTAATCTTACCTTTATAGCATAAGTTGTTGAAAAATCATCATCAGTTAAATTAATAGCAATTACTTCTCCAGATTGTACCATTACAAATCCCCCTCTTCTACCATCGTATCAATTTTAGCATCTATTGCTTCTGCGTTTGCCATTAATTGTTTTTTCTCATCTTCAGTCAAACCTAAACCACCACCATCTTCTGAGTTTGCATCTTTCATCATTCGCTGAACGATAGCTGCGAGTTTTACTATTTGGTCATCATTTCTAACTGATACATCCATATATTCCTTAATTAAAGGAACTACAACAGTAGCATCATTTATATTAGTAACCAATGGTTCTAATTGAGCGATAAGAAGTTTAATCTGCTTATCCTTCTTTTTTGAATTATGATAAACATCCGACATTATATCTGCAAATGTTTTACCTTTAAATAATTCACTATCTTTATCCATAGTTCTCCTGTAATTCGTAGTGTATCGATAAGAATCCTGTGATATTGTATTCACGATACAATTCAAGATATAAACGTTTCATTTTATTTATTACTTTTGTAATATATTGTGTATCCACCCCAGTCCTTTCTCTAATAAGTATGTAAAGTGCTTTCTTATTGTAAGAATATAAATCAGTACGGGTTCTAAATAATTCATTTACGCTATCGGCTATTGACCTATCTCTATCTTTTAAGAATAAATCGTATAGATGTAAATCAATATACTTAACATATTGGTCCATAAAATCCGATTTGGATTCCCTAATATTATCTAAAGCTAACTCACTTGAAATATCTCTATTTAAATCTATTGCCGATACTTCTGCTTTAGATTTCATTCTAGCATAGTTAGCATTATTCTCATTGAATAAATAGTTGCGAGCTACAACTGTAAAGTAAGAGAATGCTCTCCCATTATCACCATTGAACCTATCAATCTTTTCATTTAAGAATGCTACAACGTTTGCTTTGATATCCTCATATGGTTCTTGAAAATAGTAAGTCTTATAAGTATGGATTACATTCTCTGATAATTTATCAAATGGGTAATGGATAAACCTATTGTATATTTTATTTTTAAGTCTATCATCATCACAATTATTATATGCATTGATAGCTATCTCAGTTATCTGTGTGAAATACCTCTTACTTCTCTTCTTTCTCCGCTTCGCCATCTAAATTATATTCGTTATTTAATTGTTCTATTGCTTCTTTTATCTGCTCAAAGATATACCCACTTTCATCATCGGCTTGAAATGAACCCAATCTATCAATGGATGTCATTCTTAATAAAGCCTTCTGCATTGATGTGTATACCTTCTCAATTATATTATCAGTATATTCTAATTCTTGCTCTAATATTTCATACTTCCGTAATGAGTTCCATAGAGCGTAACCTAATACTGTAACTATGACGAGTAATGTTATTATTATATATTCCATATTAAGCTTCTTCTACATCCCCAAATATAGATTTAAAATCTACTTTAGCGGGCATTTGTATATTTTGTAACTTTGTTTTTTTAGCGGGTCTACCACCAACGTTCTTAGTACTGATAGTTCCTTGTTTTAATTTCACCCATCTCTCATTTTCAAATCGAGCTGCCATAATATCAGCTTGGTGCATTACAAATGGCAATGAAGATTTCAATGCGTTATCAGCACCATATGCTATAAAGTAAGGTTTGTTACCATCATCGTATAACCCATCGGTAAGTTTGATACCTAAGTATTCTACTTCTGAAATTGTTATTCCGAAATGATTCAACATCCAAAACGTTCTATCATTAAGATTCATCCAATGCATTGTTGGATTTGTTTTATATACTTTACCTTGGTTCTCAATATGCCATTGTGAATCGTTTGGGATATACCAACTCTCATCAGCGTTTCCAACTTTACCTAAGTCATGGTGTAGTGCTGTAAAGATTACAGTTTCTCTATCATAATCACCAATACCAATTCCAACTTCTTCGTACATCTCAAAAACCTTAACTGCGTTTTGAGTAACTCTTAATACATGCTCTATATAACCACCAGCAAATGCGTTGTGGAAATGGGCGGTTGATGATGCTGGTGTTAATATTATCCTATCCTCAAGATGGTCATACATCTTGTTAAGGGATTGTAATCTTTCGCCTGTGAATGTTTGGTTGATTAACTTTCTGAACTTTGTGTAGTTCTCAGTAATTTTTGCTTCGTCTAAAATGTGTATCATAATTTTTAATTTTTATTGTAACTAACTGATTATCAATAAGTTAGATGATTTCATCTAATATTGATAGTAACTCACTCTCTCTGTATATGTTGTATGTGTTCTTACCATTCTTATGTTTGAATCCAGTACCATCTAATAATACGGTATCACCCACTTTTACACTCATTGGAATCATCTTACCTGTATGTGTATATAATCCCTTTCCCACTGCTATAACAGTCCCTGTCATAGTTGTATCGTTTCCCTGTGGTTTGTATAATCCACCTGATGTTTTATCATCGTTTCTTTTAATAATCTCAATGACTACTCTGTCCCCTAAAGGTTTGTATTTTGTTTCCATAACTTATATTATTTTATCTATTATTCCTAATTCTAATGCTTCCTCTGAGTTTAGGAAGTAATCGTTTTGTTGGTTATCAGACCACCATTGTTTATCTTTATTTGTACATTCAGCCATAATCTCATTACAATCATTCTCTAATGATTCAGCAAACTTAGCATTCGATTTTAAATCAGATAACTTACCCCCTGCGTAAGATGATAATTGGTGAACCATTATCTTAGAATGTTTGGATGCTGCTCTAAGACCAGTTCCTGCTGCTAATAGTAGTGCTGCTGCACTCATTGCCATGCCTCTACAAACTATGTTAGTTTTAATTCCATCACTTTGGTTTAGGCTTCGGATATAATCTATTAATCCTAATGTTTCTACAACATCCCCACCACCTGAATTTAATAGTACGGTTATTGATTTTAGTTCTGGGTTAATCTTTTTTAGTAACCTAACCTTTGAAATAATATCAAATGTTAATCCAGCCGATATATCATCTTGGATTAATATAATATTATCTTTAATATCAATACCATAATCAAACTCTCTAAACTCCTGAAACCACTTTTCCTTTTCTGTTTTTCCTGTGGTTTCGTAGTTTGCATCTATATTACCAGTAGTTGTACTTCTACCATCGTTGTATAAATCACTCATAATACTATAATGTTTTTAATTTGTTAATACAAATATACAAAATTTATTTCACATTACCTAATTTATTTCTATAAACCTTCATTCTTTTTTGTTGAGTCGCCATAGTTTTTACCATTTGGGTTTGGGGTAGTTTCTCCATATAGTGTTTTTTTATCAACTTCATGTAATTTTTCTATCTTAACTTTCTTTGGTTCTTTAACTACAATTGGAGTTGTATCAGCAACTACCACCACCGCTTCTTCTTCTTTTCGAATTGGTTCAACTACATTTGTATTACCACCTATATATTTGTTTATTGCAATTACCATTGCTACTGCTAATGGGTCAAACACAAATACGATTAACAACGTAAACCAATTCACAATTATATCCATCGACTTCCCAGTAATCTTTGATAGATATCTTAATGGGCCTACTTCAGCTGCAACTTCGTTATTAGATTCCATATCCAATACTTTTAAATCTAAAGAAGTAATTGAATCTGTAAGAGCTTCCATTTTAGTGGATACAATAAATCTCTGTTCCTTAGTTTCTTTTAATTGTGCTTGTAGAACTCTTCTTGTTGATGATGAGGTAGTTGTAATGATTTCACCTGTCTCTTTATCTTTATACTGAATAGTGTTGTTAGATAACCCCTTAGAGAGTTCTGATATTGATTCGTTAAGTTGAATCTTTTCTAACTTATAATCAGCTAAAGATTCCGTAAACCTATCTTTCTTTAATTCAACAACTGCTGTTTGTTTATCGATAATAGTTAATTGGTCAGATGTGATTTGATATGCTGATGTTAAGAATCCATATATACCTGCTGATGTGATTATCATTAGAACAATAACACCAGTCGTTAAGTAACTTTTAAATAACCAACCTAACTTAGACCAATTATTATGTAGGTATGATGCCACTATTAATTTAGCGAACTCAAGTGATGTTGCCATAATCATAACTTCTGTCTTTGCTCCAGCAAATAAGGAACTTAACCCAAACACAGAATAATATGCTGCTGAGAATGATAACGAAATGGTTGAAATTACCATTAGAACACCAAACCCAGCCCTCTTAGTAAAAAAGTTATTAACAATTTTCATATTATTTTATATATTATTGGTTTTACTAAATTCCTGATTTGTACTTATATATAACTCTATTATCTTAAAATAAGACAGTGTTGTTAAAACAACAAATATAATAATAAATATTAAAATAAAAAGAATTAAATAATCAAACAAGCTAAACCCCACCTCATGCGTGCACGCTTTTGTACTGAGCTAGGGTTAATTCTTTCTTCTTAGCTTCTACCATAATATCTACATCTAATCCATAAGTATTTATATATTCTGAAATGTAATCTGAATGTGCTTGTGGTTTAATCTTATCATTCTCTTCGTGTAATGATTTAGATTCTGAATAATGAACTACAGGCTTAATATCACCCCAAGTACTAACTGCAAGTTTAAGAGCTTCTTCTTCTGTTAACCCACCTGTACAAAACTTATGATGATGATAATCAAATACAATTGGAATACCGATACGTTCGTGAATGTACATTAAATCTGTTACAGAATACATACTAGCCTTATCATCATTCTCTACAGTCAATCTGTTTTGTGCCGACTGAGGGAGTCTATCAAAGTTCTTACAGAATCTATCCATAGCAGTAATCTTATCTCCGTAAACACCATTACAATGGATATTAATCTTATTGTATGGAGTTTGTGATAATCCCATAAGGTCGAACACTTCAGCATGGTCTGTTAGTTCATCAATGGTATTTTGTACTACTCTATCATTTGGCGATGGTAATACGTTGAATGGGCCAGGGTGAGTCGTAATACGTTGACCATACTTAGTAGCAAGATTACCAGCACCTTCTAATAGGGTTTTGATACGATTGGCATGTGGCATATCTGATAACTTATATTCAGAATACCACGGAAATAAACCTGAAGTAATTCTAAAGAAGTTAATACCGTTCTGATGATTCCATTTGATAATCTCAATCAAATCTCTACAATTCTGAAGACTCAGCTCTGATGCGTATTCTACACCACGCTCTTTGAACGTTCTCTTAATCATACTACGATTGGTAGTAATTCTAGGCTTCTGAGAACCCAATGTTTCGTTGATACAAGCGTATCCTAAATTCTGCATATTGTTTATTTTTTATGTTTAACTATTAATTTTTATTACTCTGTAAATGTAAGATTAAAATGTGGTATTACCAAACTTATAATGTTAACAATTGTTAAAAGTTCTATTAGAATATTCTTAATTACTTACATACATTACACGTATGTCCATTTTGAATTTTGGTATTCTTACAAACACCACAATCTACAACCTTACCAGCTTTCTCTGCGTGAGCGGACATTTCACTTATTATCTTATCTATCTGTTCTATTGGATTTCCACCAAACCAATTATCTAATTCTCTCATAACTTTAATCTTTTTATTACATAATAAAGATACGGAATTAATTCCATATTTCCAAATTTTAATGTTACCAAATTGTTAAGTCTTTAAGACGTAAAAAGGGGAAGCTTAATTAAAAACTCCCCCATTTAGTTAATCAGTTGCTATGTTATCTTCTTCAATCGGTTCAACATCTACAATTTCTTCACAGAAATAGAAATAGGGTTCTTTTTTAAAAACCCTATCGGCTCTAAGATGTTCACGCCACGTATCTACAATGGGTCTATCTGAAATTCTGATTTTCCTTAGAACAATGTACAACGTATCTGATATATTTATAACTTCTTTACATAACATTATTTAACTGATATTGTTTTTACCCTCTTATCAGATTCTTCTAAAGGTGGTATTGAGATAGTAAGTACCCCATCCAAAACTTTAGCAGTCGTGGCATCCGCATTCCACTTCTGTTCTATTTTATACTCTTTGTTAAGTGTTCGGTCGCTAGTTTCTCCATTAATAAACAATCGGTTTCCAACGGATTTGATTGTAATTGTATTTTTGGAGAAACCAGGTACATCGAATTCCATATTCAATACCCCATCATCTGATATATTCATATGGCTTGAGTTGATGGTATTTTTTTGCGATTGGCTAATATTGTTAGCATATAGTAACCTATCAATTAGTGTGTTTGCATTGTAATTCATAATAACTTTATTTTAGTTTAATAATTTATAGTATGTAATGTTCAAATGATGTACCATAATGTTAAATCGGAAATATTGTCATATGGGTTATGACAAATTGTCAGTTAACTGATATTGCGGTTGTCGTACCTATTACTCTATAGTTTAGTGAAATCTCACCATTATCGGACATTGCTAGTTTTTTATCTGAAAGAATCATACCATCCATTACCATAGTAGTTACAACCTTATTTAAAAGTTCAACCGAAGCGCCTGTTATTGAAAGGTAGCCTGATTTATCAATTAATGCAGTTACCTCTTGCCTAATAGGTGTATCATCATCAACAAACTCATCAAATTCAAAATCACTATCATCATCGATACCGTAATAATCATTTTGAAAATCACCTAACATTAAATCGTACATATACATTAACTTATCAACATCATCTAATGTATTAAAGAAGTTGTATTCAACTTCATCCCAATAATCATTATCATCCATAATAGTCCTTATTTTAAAGATTCTACATATATCTGATACGCCAACCGTGTGGGCTCATGTCCGAATTTTAAAAAGTAATCGTTTTTCAACATATACAATTTTAATTCAGAAAGGCGGGTATCTCCTTTATACTTACTTATGATTTCATATAAAACATTTCTGTGTTGTTCATCTGTTACTAGTTCTATTACTTTCATGTATATAAGTATCTTAGGTTATTCCTTTTGTTTTATATAATTTGTTTAAATATTCCAAAACCTCTTTTGGAACAATAGTTCGCTTGGTAGAAACGTGCTCAACCAATACGTTTAAAAATTGATGTATGTGGATAAACTCATCAGAGCTCTGAATACTTTTATGTAACATATTGATTCTATCAAGCATCTTATCTACATACTCATCACTCATATCAGTATCCGATTCTAAATAATTAGACACCATATATCTCGTAGAGAACCACAACTGTGGTTTAGCATCCGTTATAATAGACTTCTTTAAAACAGTATTTACAAACTCTTCTAAAGTTAATATGGTTGGAACTGATTGTTCAAACTTTTTATAGGAAACCCAGTCCCGAGCGTTCTTCATTTCCGGGTCTCCATTTCCAAGTTGATTAAACAAGTCATTGGATTTCATTAGAACATACCTAATTTCTGCTTTTGTCTAATAGTAGTTTGTGCATCTACTAACATTTCCATTACTCTGTTACATTCTGAGTAGGTTAATTCTACATGGTGCTTACCTACAATTAAACTACCTATTACTGTTGACCTATTTTTAACATTTGTTTCTGTTACTGAATTTGACATTTCAAAATTAATTGAACTGTAATTCTTACCCAACTTATCAAACCGTTCTTGCGTTTTATTATCAAGTGGTGTTATTTGATTAACATAGGATTTTCTTTCGTGCTTCATAACTACTAATTTAAATTATACATTTATTATAAATATGAAAACACTATTAATAAAACCTATTTAACCTTTTTATTTCTTTTAGAAATCCTATTAAATTTCTTTTCAAAATCAGTCGTACTAAGTCTGTTAGGATTTGTTCGTTGAATATTTTTATCAATACGAATTATTTCACCTAACCAATACCATGCTAATGCCACAGTAGATTGAGCCGGTATCATATACTCAGAGGTAAGGGAATTACCCTCACCATCTGATACATAATATAAGCCACCACTAGTCCTCTTTGTTAAAGCATTAGGAAATTTCTTTAGTATTTTCTTTTTTAATCGCTTAAACTTTGCTATATCAATTGCCATTTTCTATTTGTGATTAAATGCTTTAGTTAAAGCTGAATTTATATAAATGTCAGAATCACCCATTACAGAAAGTCCTTCATATAATTTACCATCTTCCATTTTTACGGCGTGTACGATGTTATTTAAGGAAATTGCTCGTTCTACAACCTTACCCACTTTATGTTTTTTAAAGATGGTAACTACTACGGTATTCCCTACTGAGTAATTTAAATCCATTATGATATAACTTTAATAATTTTAGTTTCATTAACGTGAGTTACTTCAAACTCTAACCCATCGTTCTTAAACTCTTCATGTACCTTTGCCTCTGCATCTGTTACGGATACGGCGTGAACACAGTACTGCTCTACTATTTTCTTTTGTCTACCCTTATCATCGGTAGTTACTACTTTTACTTTTGCGATATAATACTTCATAATTGTTTTGATTTTAATTGTTATATTTAATGTTAAATTTAGATTCTAATTCTTGTTCTGTAACCATTTCATACGAACCATTACAGTTAGTATCTTCCATGTCTTCACATATGGTATGGAAGTATTGAATATAGGTATCACCATCCTTCTGTCTCCCAGATGGAATAACCAACATCCACAATGGTAAATTAACCGATTTAAACGATTTAAATTCACGTGGGCCGATTTCATCAGGTCCTTTGCCAAACCGTTCTCTTAGACGTGAATAATATTCTTCATCTAATTCTTTCCACTCTTGCTCATTCATAAGAAACATTTCTGATTCTTCCATTGCCTTAGCCATACCCTCTTTTTCAGAGTCTGATAGCGTACTCCAGTATTCATCTGGAATTATGTTTTCTTCTTTCTTCATATTATTTATTTAATTTGGTTCATTGTATATCCAACTTCACCGCTTTTTGTTATTACTTCTTTTACAATACCCTTATTTGTTAATTCGTTAAGAGTATTATCAACATTCTCTTTAATTATGTTTCGGCTAAGATTAATTACCACATCCATTATAAGATTAAGTAATTCTTCTTCGTTTGTTGATTTCGATATAAAATCGGATTTTTCTAATATCTTATAAAACCGTACTTTGAATTTATGCTTATCGATAAACTCATTTTCAAAAAACTTATCATCAGTCAACTGATTAACGATAGTATCTGCTAAGTGTTTATTATTAAATTCCATTGGTTCCTGATTTAGCTATGTTAGTTAAGACAATCATATCAGATTGTTCCACAAATATACGATTTTTCCATATCAATTCCAAGCAATTTAACAATTCTTTTTCAGTATATGTTTCTGGCAATGCGTTTTGTAACGTATCGGCTGGGTTTAAATTTAGTTTACTCATAATTTTATTATAATAGAAAGTAACCCCCATCCCATTTAGTTGAGGGTTACTCTCAGTAGTTAAAGATTAAATTAAAATGGGTTATCTAATGTATCGGCTTCTACATTGAAAAGGTCTTCTTTTTCGGTAGAACCAACGAACTTCTGAACAAACTGTCGTATGTATGTTCTCTCAGATTGAGCTCCACCAGCATCATCAAATAATGGGTAGATAGTAATCTCAGCGGCATCTTCCAAAGTAAACCCATCATAAAGTAGTGAACCAATCTCAACTGCTGTACGAGTCGAAAGTGCGTTAGTAAGTTGTGGTGTTTCCTTCTTAACTTCTGAACGAGTCATAGAAGTGATTTCAGCAACTGATTGAATACTGCTTATATTAATAGATGGGTACATCATCTGAAGTAGATTTGTTTCCTCATCTTTAGTTAAAGTATCCATTTCAATAATTTGAAATCTATCAACAATTGCTCTATCCAATTGTCGAGTGGCGGTGTATTCATTACCAATGTTAGCGGAGGCGATAAAGGAAACACCTTCAGCAACTTTCACAACAGGTGAATCAGAGGCCTCATCTAAACGTAAGTAACGTTGCCCAGCATCCAAAACACTCATTAGAATGTTGTGAGCTTCAGGGTGTGCTCTCGTAATCTCATCCAATACAATAACTGTATTTGGAGTTTGGATAGCCTGAACAAAAGGTGAAGGTGAAAACACAGTTCCTTTTTTAGTATCGAATTGTGTATTACCAATTAACGTAGCCCGCGGGTCTTGCGTTGAACCTAAGTTGAAGATTTCCATAGTGTAACCTTCAATTGAATTAGCAGCTGCCTTAGCGGCCATAGTTTTACCACAACCAGCTGGTCCGGTCATCATAATGTTCTTACCTCTAATGATATTACGGATAAGATATTTCCACTTCAGTTCGTTCATAAACAACATCTGTGGTTTTAAATCCTTTGCTTCATTGTGAATGAACTTTAGAAAATCATCTTCTAATGGAGCGGCAACAGCCTCTGTTGATGTTGGTGTTGGTGTTGATTTCATTTGGTATTGTTCCAACCCACCATTTGGTTTGTTGAAATTCCCAACAGGCTCAGCGCCGTTAAACTTCTCACCTGGCACTCTCCCAAACTCAATTGAACCTTCTGTAAGGTTACCACTCACACGTACCTTAAAACAGTACTTAGTGGGGTTGTTAGCAGCTGCAACTGCTCTCTTATAAAGAGAACTACCACCCTCATTTAGTTGAGGAACTAAAAATTCAACTCCATTGGAATCAACCAATATTAACTCTTTGTTCTCATTTCGAACAACTTTACAAAATACAAATCTCT